GGCGCGCCATTCCTGCGGGCCGATCAGGTGCTTGTGCGCCACCCGCACCGAATGCAGCACCGCATCGATCTCGCGCTTCCAGAAGTTGAGGAACCGGTCGAGCTCCGGGAACTGCGGGGCGACGTCATATTGCTGCATCACGAATTGCTGCAGCAGGCTGCGGTGATCGGGCATGTAGTAGTGGATTTGCACCGTGGTCAGGCCATAGCCTGCCATATGGGCCAGGAACGCGCGGTCTGTCATCACCTCTCCTCGCAAGCGACATGAAGAACAGGGGGCATGTGAAGAATTGCACGAATCCGTTTGTCGTCAATGGGAAAATTGCAATTTTGTTACGGCAAATCCGCGCGGTCGCAGATGAGCCAAGCACTGGTAACCATATTGGTTATTTTATTGACATCGTAACGCTCTTTGGTTAGAAGAGAACAGCATCGACAAATTGCGATTCGCCAGCAGGCGGCCCTCCGGACTGGAGTGCCGCCTTTTTGTTGTCTGCGCTCGAGGAGTATCCGCCATGGCCAAACCGCCCGGCAAGCGCATCGCCATTCGTCCCAGCCTGAAGGACGGCGAAGACGGACGCATCAACAACAACTGGCGGCGCCTGTTTCTCGATCACCTTGCTGAAAGCTCGAACGTCTCTGCGTCCGCTGACAAAGCAGGGATCAGCGCCAGCCGCGCCTACAAGGTACGGCGTGAGGAAGCCGAGTTCGCGCGCCAGTGGCTGGTTGCGCTCGCCGAAGGCTATCTGCACCTCGAAATGGAGGTTGTCCGGCGCTTGCGCGAAGGCGACGCCAAGACGGGCGATGACGGGAAGTTCGACTTCGCCAACGCCATCCGTCTGCTTGCCGCCCACCGCGACAATGCCGCGCACGGGGCCAGCGCGGTACGTGATGTCAGCGCCGCCGAGGTGCGCGCGTCGATCGACCGCAAGATCGAGGACATCCGCAAGCGGATCGCCCGCCAGAAGGCCGCTGCCGAAAGGCGCGAGGCATGAGCGGTCCGTATGACGATATGCTCGCGGACGAATCGGAAGATGGCGACAAGCTGCGCTATCAGGTCAGCGAGGCGCTCGATGAGACCGAACGCAACAGCTTTGAATATCTGTGGGATTATAACGCCCGAAAGGAACAGCTCCCCCCTCCCGGCAACTGGCGCATCTGGATGATCATGGCCGGGCGCGGCTTCGGCAAGACCCGATCGGGCGCTGAATGGGTGCGGATGATTGCAGATAGCGACCCCGACGCGCGCATCGCGCTGGTCTCGTCGTCGCTGGCCGAAGCGCGCGCGGTGATGGTGGAGGGGGAGAGCGGGTTGCTGGCGATTTGCAGGCCGGGCCACAAGCCGCTGTACGAGCCTTCGCTGCACCGCATCCGCTTCAGAAGCGGGGCACAGGCGCAACTCTTCTCCGCCGCCGAGCCCGAAACCTTGCGCGGTCCGCAGCACAGCCACGCCTGGTGCGACGAGATCGGCAAGTGGCCGCTGGCGCATGAGCGGGCGACGCGGTGTTGGGACAATCTGCTGCTGGGTCTCAGACTTGGCCACGATCCGAGGATCGCCGTCACCACCACCCCGCGCGCCGTGCCGCTGGTGCAACGGCTGGTGAAGCAGGCCGAACGGGCGGGCGAGGTGGTGATCACGCATGGCTCAACGCTCGACAACACCGAACACCTCGCTGAGCGTTTCATGGAAGCTATCGCTAGTGAGTTTGGCGGGACGCAGCTGGCGCGGCAGGAGATTGGCGGCGAGCTGCTCGAAGACATCGAGGGCGCGTTGTGGACCCGCGCGCTGCTGGAACACGCCCGCGAGCATGGCGATGTGCCGGAGCAAGCGCGGGTGGTGGTCGCGGTCGATCCGCCAGCCGGGACGGAGGGTGACGAATGCGGGATCATCGTGGTCGCCCTGGGCTTGGACGGGATCGCGCGGGTGCTGGCGGATTGCTCCGCCACCGGCGCCGGGCCTGCAGAATGGGCCGGTAAGGTGGCCGATGCTGCGCGCGAATGGGACGCGGACCGGGTGGTCGCCGAAGCCAATCAGGGCGGCGCAATGGTCGAAAGCGTGTTGCGCGCTGCCGATCGGGCGCTGCCGATCAAGCTGGTCCACGCCAGCCGCGGCAAGGTCGCCCGTGCCGAGCCCGTCGCCGCGCTCTATGCCGCTGGGAAGGTGCGCCATGCCGGACTGTTCGCGCGGCTGGAGGATCAGCTGTGCGGATTGCTGGTGGGCGGAAGCTATGCCGGCCCCGGCCGCAGCCCCGACCGCGCCGATGCGCTGGTGTGGGGGCTGACCGAATTGATGCTGGGGCGGGCGGGGAAGCCCACCGTCCGTCAGATGTGAACCATCGCTCAACCCTGAGGAATTGCCATGCCCCTGCTCGACGTTGTCCGTTCCGCCTTCAAGGGCGGGGCGCAGTCCCGTGTGTCTTTGGCGCCTTCCGCGTTTCAGGGGTGGCACGCGGCGTTCGAGTCCGGCCCCGCGGCGCGGCCCTATGAATATACCCGCGCTGTCAGGGAGAGCTTCCTTGCCAACCCGATCGCGCAGCGTTCCGTGCGGCTGGTGGCGGAAGGCGTGGGGCAGGCCCCGCTGCTGTGCCCCGATCCGCGCCTAGCTGAACTGGTGACCGCAACCAGCGCGGGGCAATCGCTGGTCGAGACGCTTGCCGCGCAACTGCTGCTTCACGGCAATGGCTATGTCCAGATCCTCAAGGACGCGAGCGGCACGCCGGTGGAACTGTTCGCTTTGCGGCCCGAACGGGTCAAGGCGGTGACCGGACCGGACGGCTGGCCTTGCGCCTATGACTACACCGTCCAGAACCGCAGCGCGCGCATCGCTTGCGAGGACGAAGACGGCTGGCCCGAGATCATCGCGATCCGGGCGATGCACCCGCTTGACGATCACCATGGCGCGGGCGCGCTGGAGGCAGCGTGGCAGGCGGTGCTGATCCACAATGCCGCGACCGAATGGAACCGGGCACTCCTGGAAAACGCCGCCCGGCCCTCGGGCGCGCTGGTCTATGAGACCGGCGACGGGGCGACGCTCGCCCATGAACAATTCGAGCGGCTGAAGCGCGAGCTCGAACTCGCGTTCTCGGGCGCGGGCAATGCCGGACGGCCGATGCTGCTCGATGGCGGGCTGAAGTGGCAGAGCATGGCACTGACCCCCGCCGACATGGACTTTGCCACGCTCAAGAGCGCGGCGGCGCGGGACATCGCGCTCGCGTTTGGCGTTCCGCCGATGCTGCTCGGGCTGCCGGGGGACAACACCTATGCCAATTACCGCGAGGCCAACCGCGCGCTGTGGCGGCTGACTCTGCTGCCGCTCGCGGAGAAGCTGTTTGCCGCGCTGCGTCAGGGCCTTGCCCCGTGGTTCCCGGAGGCGGTGCTCGGCATCGATCTCGATCGCATCACCGCGCTTTCCGAAGACCGCGAGCGCCTTTGGTCGCAGGTCTCCGACGCTGATTTCCTGACCCGCGCCGAAAAGCGTCAGCTGCTCGGCCTGCCCCCAGAGGAGACTGCCCCATGAGCCACGAGGATGTTCTGGCGAGCCTGATGGCCCAGGCGCGCGAGGAAGGGGCCGAGCTGGTCACCTTGCGCGCCATTATCGAGGAATCCAGCGCGCTCGCGACCGATCGCGCGCTCGAACGGCTTGGGCTGGCGGATGCCGGGGCCGAGGGCGATCTGGTCGAGCTGCGCGAGCTGCTGCAGGCCTGGCGCGATGCCAAGACCAGTGCATGGAAGGCATTGGTGGACTGGATCGTTCGCGCAGGGCTGGCGCTGCTGCTCATCGGGATCGCAGTGCGGCTCGGGTTTGGGGACCGGCTGTGACCGCGCGCCCCGCGCTGCGGTTCGCAGGCTATGCCGCGCTGTTCGACATTGCCGATGCGGGGCGCGACACCATCCGCCGCGGGGCCTTTGCCAAGACGCTTGCGGCGCGCAATCACCCTCTGCCGCTGTACTGGCAGCATCGGCCCGATCAGCCGATCGGGGTGATTGAGCACGCCGCCGAGGACGCGCGCGGCCTGCGCGTGATCGCCCGGGTCGACCGGCCCGATAGCCGCGCCGCAGCGCTGCTGGCGGCCGGTAAGGTCAATGGCCTGAGCTTCGGCTTTCGCACCCGAGAAGCGCGCGCATCACCCAGCGGGCGCGAATTGCTGGAGGTCGACCTGTTCGAAATCAGCCTCGTGACCCACCCTCTGCAACACGGCGCGCGAGTGCATCTGATCACCTGAGCGCAACACCGCCGCATTCACCCCTTCCCCACCGGCCGCCAAAAGGGGCGGCCTTTTCTCTGCCCAACCGAAAGGCCTTTGCCCCATGGAAAATACCCCCGTGCCCATGACCCCCACCACCGATCCGCTCGATGCCAGCTTCGACATCCTCGCCCGCCAGGATCAGGCCGAAGCCGACATCGCCGCGCTGCGCGGCGATGTCGACGAAGTGAAGTCCCGCCTCGACAAGGTCGCCCGCGCCGCCAGCCGTCCGGTGATTGGCGCGGGCGCCGCCACTGAAACCGCTGAGGTGAAGGGCTTTGTCGATGGCTATCTGCGGCGCGGCCGCGAGACCGAATTGAAGTCGATCAGCGGCGCTACTCCCGGCGAGGGCGGCTATGCCGTGCCGCGCCAGATCGACGCGGTGATCGCGGCTGAACTGGCCGAAATCAGCCCGATCCGTGCCATTGCGCAGGTGGTGCAGACCGGCACCGCAGGCTATCGCAAGCTGGTGGCAACCGGCGGGATTGCCTCGGGCTGGGTCAGCGAAACCGCCCCGCGTCCCGGAACCGGCACACCGACCTTCGCCGAAATCGCCCCGCCAAGCGGCGATCTTTATGCCAACCCCGCCGCCAGCCAGGCGATGCTCGACGACGCGGCGTTCGATATCGAGACCTGGCTCGCCAGCGAAATCGCGATCGAGTTTGCTCGTGCCGAGGGCACGGCCTTCGTGCGCGGCACGGGGGTGAACCAGCCAGCTGGCTTCCTGACCGCCCCCACCGCCACCGCTGAGGACGGCGTCCGGGCTTTCGGCGCGGTCCAGTATATCGGCTCGGGCAATGCTACCGGCCTCGGTACCGCGCCCGAGAGCACGCTGATCGACCTCATCCATTCGCTGAAATCGGGTCATCGTCAGGGCGCGGTGTTCGTGATGAATTCGGCCACGCTGGCGAGCGTGCGCAAGCTCAAGACTGCCGATGGTGCGTTCCTGTGGCAGCCGGGCCTCGTTGAAGGCCAACCTGACCGGCTGCTCGGCTATCCGGTCATCGAGGCTGAGGATATGCCCGATATCGCCGGGGGCGCGTTCCCGATCGCTTTCGGCAATTTCCGTCACGGCTATCTGATCGCCGAACAGAGCGCCACGCGGGTGCTGCGTGATCCGTTCACCAACAAGCCCTTCGTGCATTTCTACGCGACCAAGCGGATCGGCGGCAAGGTGCTGGATTCGAACGCGATCAAGCTGCTCAAGATCGAAGCCTAAGGGGCCCGTCGCCCTGGCTTCGCCGGCCCGGCAAGCGTGGTGCCCCCTTCCACCCTTGCCGGTGCCGCGCGCCCGCATCGCCGTAGGCCATCCTCCCGCCTGACCGCGCCTTGCGGGCGCGCCTTCTTGTGACCCGATAAATGGAGAAACCGCGATGCAGCGGACAATCGTGCAGCCCCCGGTGCCGGGAGAGCTTGCGTTGGCGGAGCTGAAGCACTGGCTCGGGATCAGCCGCCCCAATGATGATGCCGCGCTG